GAAGTGTTATAGCAAAACACAACACATGATCGAAAAATCATTAAACTTATTGATGTTAAAACTCAATAACGAACTATCTATCTTAAATTAACAATGCCTATTTAAGATAGAAGACAAAAAAGTAATTCCTAATCCTGAGACGTTGTTGATTTCTCCGTTTAAAGAAATATGGCAAAGGGATAAATCTAAAGGTAAGGAGTTGGCAATAAGTGAATTGGCGTATATAGAGTTTATGAGTTCTGCACTCAAAAGTAATCCTTACAGGGAATATCCTGAAGATAGAAAAGATACTTTAATTAGGAAAGAAGTAATCAGAAATGACAAGTGGCAACCTGATACACTCATACTACAGGCTCTTGATAAAATCAAGGAGTTTCAGAAAGAGGGTTCACTTACTTATAATTACTGGATGTCTAACAAAATAGCTATTGAAAAGATGATAGATTTTTTCACTAATTTTGATATGAATGAAAGGAATGAAAAAACCAATACGCCGATATACAAACCCAAAGATATTACATCGGCTATTACAGATGCTGAAAAAACACTTACTACCCTTACTGCTTTAAAAAGTAAAGTAGATGAAGAAGTATTTACTACTTCTAAGGTAAGGAAAGACAAAATCATTTCTCCTTTTGCTAATCCTGATAGTTTAAATAGTTAATTACGTGGATGTTAGAAATAAAAATGGACTTTGGATAAACGCACAAGTATTTAAAGAAGCAGGTAATCACTTTCTGAAGTATGGTTATTATACTTCTGAGCCTTATGGAAGTACAGAATGGTTAGCGTATTGGCAAGAAGAAAGGAATAGGTGTATAAATGGTTATGAGGTAGGTGGTAGTAAAATCACTGGTGAACATTATTTTTATTTAAATTATTGCCCTATACAAAAAGTAAGTGATACTAAGGGTAATAGGTCTGTTAAAATAAGTGGTTTTCCTGACTTTTGGGATGGGGATTACAATTATTTTTGGGCAAGAGAAATAGCTAAAAAGGGAATAGAAGACGCTTTAAATCAAAGAGGGGATGTTTTGGAATTGTTTACTTCTTTGTTTTTAGATGTAAAAATACCGAAAGAAAACCTAAATGGTGGTTATAATCTTATAGTAGGTAAGGCAAGGAGACGTGGTTATTCCTATAAAAATGCTTCTGTATGTGTAAGGAGTTTTTTCACTACTCCGTATAGTTTGAGTATTTTCAATGCTTCTGACAAGAAGTATTTATTTCCTAAGGGTATTATGAGTATGGCAAAAAATTACATTCATTTTGTCAATGCTAATACAGGTTGGACTATGCCATCGGATATGGTTAATAAGCAAGACCATATACGGAGTTCTTATATAGAATATCAAGGCGGAATAAGGTATGAAAAAGGGTTTAAGTCAGAGATTATAGCTCTTTCTTGTGGGGATAATCCTGATGTAAACAGGGGTAAAGATGCTTTAGATATTATTATTGAGGAGGCTGGAGCTTTTGGAACACCAGGACTTCTAAAGCAATTGTATGCTTCTTCTCAAGATTGTGTAATGGCTGGAGCTATTAAAACTGGGATGATAACTATCTTTGGAACAAGTGGTGATATGGAGGCTGGTACTGTGGATTATGCGGATATGTTTTCCAGACCTGAAGCCTTTGGGTTATTACCTTTTGAGAATATATGGGATGAAAGAGGTGCGGAAAGTAAAGTAGGTTTTTTTCATCCTATCAACTGGAATATGGAAGGTTTTTATGATGAAAACGGAAACTCAGATAAAGAGGGAGCTAAAGCATTAGAACTTGAAATACGTAAAACCCTGATAAACAATGGTGCTACTACTACCGAAATAGGACAACGACTACAAGAAAAACCTTTAAGTCCTAATGAAGCCTTTTCTGTTAGTTCTATAAATAATTTTCCTATTGTAGAACTCAAACAACAATTAGAAAAAGTAAAGGCAAAGAAATTGCAGGAAGTAAAGGGAACTCCAGTAGAACTTTCTTACAACGGAAAAGAAGTTATAGCTAAACCTATATTAAACGGAAGTAAAACCCCTATTACTTCTTATTTTAACATTCCAAATGACAAAAGGGGATGTCCAGTAATTTATGAGTATCCTGTAACACCAACTCCAAGAGGGCTTTATAAAATTGGTTATGACCCTATAGACCAAGAAAGTGGTTCTTCACTGGCTGGAATTTGTGTATATAAAGGAGTACATATAGGAAGTGCATATCATAGTATATTAGTGGCAGAATATATTGGTAGGTATGAAGACCCTGATGATATAGATAGAGTAGCAGAAATGTTAGCTGTTTTGTACAACACTACTATTATGCACGAGAATATGGTTACAGGGGTTAAGAATTATTTCAGACGGATAAAAAGATTAGATTTATTAGCTTATCAGCCTGATAGTGTGATTTCTAAGAATATAAAACAGAGTAAGGTAGCAAGGGTTTATGGTTGTCATATGAATAAGCAACTCAAAGATGCTGGAGAAAGGTATGTAAAAATATGGTTACTGACGATACTGGATTATGATGAATTTGAAAATCCTATACGTGTAATAGATAGAATTTATTCTAAAAGGTTATTAGAAGAGTTGATTAGTTATAATAGAAAAGGTAATTTTGACTTAGTTTCCGCTTTGTTTATGTGTATGTTTCAGGTGCAGGAAGAGGAATTAAACACGGCTTATGAGGGTGTAAAAGAAAACAAAAATGCAAAAAAGTTACTATCTATGATGGAGGATATGTATAGAAAACAACCCTATCGGGTATAAAAATAGTGGTTTAGGGTTAAATTATACCCGAAAGGGTATAAAATCATTGTATTATATAGAAATTATACCTGATAGGGTATAATTCAAAGTTGTTTTTACTACATTTGTATTTCAAATAGTAGTGATTATGAATACGTCTATATCTAAATTTGTTAAGCAAAAAAGGAAACAGCTTAGGCTCACACAAATAGATTTGTCTATGCGTACTGGTGTAGGTATTCGTTTTATACGTGAAATGGAGCAAGGAAAAACAACTATTCGTTTAGACAAAATAAATCAAGTTTTAGCTTTATTTGGTTGTAAAGTAGGGGTTATAAAAGATGAAAATGATGAATTATGAAGCAGGCTAAGGTTTTTTATAAAGCTATTTTTGTAGGAATTATTGAAGAAAATCAAGATGGGTATTACTTCACTTATGATAGCGATTATCTTACTAATCCTAATGCAAAACCTATTAGTTTAACATTGCCTTTACAAAAAGAACCTTATTATAGTAAAATAGTATTTCCTTTTTTTGATGGGTTAATACCAGAGGGGTGGTTATTAGAAATTGCTATAAGAAAATGGAAGTTAGATTACAGAAATCGTTTTGAATTACTTATTACTTTATGTAAAGATTGTATAGGTTGTGTATCTGTTATAGCAATAGAAAATAGAAATAATGAATACTAAAAAATGTCTTAGTTGTTATAATGATTTAGATGAATACCAGTCAGATTTTCATCATTATTGTGCTAAAAAATTATTTGATACTATCGTTGCTCCACAAATAGAATTTGATGTAGAGCAAATAGCTGTTAAAAATGTTTTAAAACAAATTGCTATAACAGGAATACAACCTAAACTATCTTTAGAATTAGTGAAAAATCCATTGCGTTTTACTATTTTTGATTTATCAGGAAATTATATTGTAAAACTTCCTTCTGAATATTATAGAGAACTACCCGAAAATGAAGATGTAACTATGCTTTTAGCAGAGTTGGTAGGTATAAAAACGGCTAAACACTCACTTATTCGTTTACCAACTAATGAATTAGCCTATATAACCAAAAGATTTGATAGAGATGAAAATGGAAAAATAGCAGTAGAAGATTTTTGTCAATTGACTGAAAATATAACGGAATACAAATATAGAGGTTCTGTGGAACAAATTGCTAAAATAATTTTTAAATTTACAACGAATAAAGGGTTGGAATTACAGAAGTTTTTTGAATTGCTATTATTTTGCTTTCTTACTGGTAATGCTGATATGCACTTAAAAAACTTTTCTTTAATTGAGGATTATATTTTTGACGAATATGAACTTTCTCCTGCTTATGATTTAGTAAACACAACTTTAGCTAATCCTAAAGATACTGAAGAAACAGCACTTACTATAAATGGTAAAAAAAATAAATTACAACGAAAAGATTTTGATGCTTTAGCTACTACCCTTAAATTATCGGAAAAGGTTAGAAATACTATGTATGAAAAGTTTTATGCTATACTACCTACTTGGATTGTAACTATTGAAAAAAGTTTCTTGTCTAAGACTAATAAAAACAGGTACATAGAAATACTACAACAAAAACACAATAAACTATTTAACTAAGTATGAAAACAACAGAAAGATTATCAATAGTAGAAAAAAATGCTAATGATAAGGCTTGGTATAAAGAGCAAGCTAATAGATTAGATATACGACATACGGATATGAATGTAGGCAATTACGGCATATCAGACTACAAGAGAATGAAAGTAAATTATGATTTATTTAATAATATTCTCCATATCCGAGATTTTGAATATGTGTGCAAACCTTTTGGTTCTGAAGTTGGTGAGTTACCAGCACAAATGGTAAACCGAGATATAGTATCAGGAAAGATAAAGGCTCTTTTAGGTATGGAACTTAAAAAACCTTTTTCGTGGAGTGTAATTGCCACTAATCCTGAAGCTACTACAAGGAAAGAACAGGAAGAATTTGGACGGATTAAGCAATGGATTACTGCACAGATTATGCAACCTATACAAGAGCAAATTATCTTGCAACACCAAGAAGAACTACAAGGTAGAGAACTTACACAAGATGAACAACAACAAATACAGCAACAAATCCAGCAAGAGTTAGAAACGGCTACTCCTGAAGAAGTCAGGAAATATATGGAAAGGGAACACCAAGACCCAGCAGAGGTACTTTCTCAGCAGTTGTTAGAATATCTTATTCAGAAGTGTGATTTGAGAAGAAAGTTTAACAATGCTTTTAAACACGCCTTACTTTCTGCTAAAGGTATTATGTATGTAGGGGTTGTAAACGGAGAACCTGAAGTATGGAATGTTAATTCTTTGCGTTTCAATTATGATAAATCTCCTGATATAGAGTTTGTGGAAGATAGTGAATATGCTACTTGTGAATACAGGATGACCCCATCAGAAGTGGTACGTTATTTTGGTGATGAATTATCTGAAAAGCAAATAGATAAATTGTATTCCAATACAGAAAGGAGTTTTAGTAACCAGCAACATATAGATAGGTGGTTGGAAGATGACTACTCTACTGATTATTTTGATTATTCTAATGAAAATCCGAATACTATCAGGGTGTTACATTGTGTTTGGAAATCACTTCGTAAAATAGGTTTTTTGTCTTATATAGATGAAAATGGGGAAATGCAAGAAACCATAGTAGATGAGCATTATAAGTTAAATAGGGATGCTGGTGATATTTCTTTGGAATGGGAATGGATACCTGAAGTGTATCAAACTTGGAAAATTCAAAATGATATTTATGTAAAGATGAACCCTTTAGAGGGGCAATTCAAGGATTTAGACAACTTATATCATTGTAAATTACCCTATTACGGAGCTATTTATGATAATATGAATTCTCAAGAAACTTCTTTAATGGATAGGTTAAAGGTGTATCAGTATTATTACAATATAGTAATGTATAGATTGGAGTTATTGTTAGCTTCTTACAAAGGTAAAAAAGTGCTGATGAACATCAATATGATACCTGATAGTGCAGGAATTGATATTAAGAAGTGGCAATATTTTATGGAGAGTACACCTTATATGTGGTATGACCCTAATGAGGAGGGTACACAATATAATGATGTAAACACAATAGCAAAGGTGATAGATTTGTCATTGGCTTCTGATATTCAGAAGTATATGGAAATAGCGGAGTATTTAAGGCAACAAGCAGGAAGAAGTGTAGGAATTACAGACCAAGTAGAGGGGCAAATAGCTCCACAGGAAGCCGTGAGTAACACAAGACAAAGTTTAGTGCAATCTTCTTATATTTTGGAATGGTATTTTGATACACATCATCACGTAAAACGGAATGTATTACAGGCATTGATAGAGACAGCAAAGGTTTGTTATAGCAACACAGACCAAAAGAAAATTGCGTATTTCTTGGATGATATGTCCCAGCAACTACTCACTATTGATACAGGCTTATTGGATAATTCTACACTTGGTGTATTTGTAAGTTCTTCCTTGAGAACAGAAGAAACCAAAGAAACTATTAAGCAATTAGCACACGCTGCTATGCAAAATCAGATGATAGAATTATCGGATATGATAGGTATTCTAAGGCAAGACAATATAGTAGAAATGGAAGAAACCTTGAAAGTAGCAGAGAAAGAAAGAAACCAAAAGCAACAAGAAGCCCAGCAACAGCAAATACAAGCCCAACAAGAAGAAAGCAAAGCCCAAAGGGAGTTTTTAAAAGAGAAACATCAGATGGATAAAGAGCTTATTGTACTTCGAGAAACAGAAAGAAGAGAAACCGAAATTGCTAAAGCCAGTATTACAGGAATGAGTTTTAATCCTGAGTTAGACAAAAACAAGAACAATATCAATGATTTCTTGGAGGTTGCAGACCAGTATAGACAAATGAATAAACAAAGACAAGAAGAAGAAAACCCTGATTTACAACAAAATAGAGAAGAGTATTATCCTCAAGAAGAAGGAGAATACGAAGAAGAATATAATCAAGAGTACGAAGAGAGTTATGAATGGTGAAAAACATAGAAAATAAAACTTTATGTATGTTTTAACAATAAAAATTTGCTTTTGTCGAAAAAAAATCGTATTTTTGCCCTTCCTTTCCTTAGGCGTGTATAGGGCTTGCTATGAGCCCTTCCGATTATACAAACTAAATGAATACAAATTTCCCTTTATTTTAAATTAGCTAACAAATTAACCAAATTATTAAATCAAGCCTTTAAAAGTAGGGCATTAGTAAAATTTTTGTGGATTAACTTTATATATTTGAAGCACACTAAATAAATTAACCCTATGGATTTTATAAGTTTTCTACGTGAGATTCTTGG